AAGGTGGAGCCGGGCGGGCTGAGTATGGAAGCGGCGAGTGTCGCGCTCACTCTCGCGCCGGTTGCGGGAATGGCGAAGGAGCTTGCAGCGAGCGAAGCACGGATGCTTGCAAGGCTGCAGGTGCCGACGCAGGGGGAAGAGGCAGAGCAAGCTCTTCGGGCGCTGGTGCCGCAAAATCCCCTTGATGGAGGTGATGCGCCAGGGGTGGAGGGGAGCGGACTCGCGGCACTGAACGCGCGAGCGAGGGAGATGGGAGTGGATATTGAGCAGCTGCGGGGAGAGGTGAAATGACCCGACAAGATTTCGAGCTAATCGCCGCCGTGCTGAAGGGACAAAAGGCGAGCGCGGTGCTGGTGTTTGTGCTGGCAGATGCGTTTGAACGAAGCTACCCGAACTTTGACAAAGCAAAGTTCCTCGCAGCGGCGTCGTAAACAGCTAAGTCGTCAAGGGCCTGCTCACGCGGGTCTTTTGGACTGCGCTGTTGCAGTGAAATGGAGGACTCAAATGATCCCTTCGATTAAAGGTGGCTGGCTGCCGGAAAATCAGGCGGATTATACGAAGCTGCGCGAGCAGTGCGGGCTGCACTATCTCGCGTGCGGACTTTGCGCGAAACCCTTTACCGAAGGGAACGTGCAGACGCCGGAAGGCTGGCGCGAAACGCAAATCAGCGGATGCTGTGAGACGTGCTTCACGGAAATCTTCGCAAACGAAGCACAGGAGAGTGGGGTGGATGAGCTATGAAACTCCCACACGTTGTACTGGCAGTGACCTACGCAATCGCGGCGCTTATTGTGCTGCTTGACGTTTTCATCTGGAGACCACTATGAAATACTTTCGCAAACCCAGTCCGTTCGCCCTGGCTACCGCCGAATTGGAAGAGGCTCGGCGGCAGCTCCTCCTCGCCCATACGGGGGCAGAATACGCCCAGGCAATGGTCGCGTATCAAATTCAGCGAGTGACGCGGCTATCCACCACGGTTGCGGAGATGGCGAAAGAATCCGCCGAACTTGGGAACTAATGGGGCATTCTCGCGTCCAATGGGGGTGATGGGCGAATTGAATCCAGAGCAGAGGGCATTGTCCTTCTCCTGTGGATTCCAGACGGAGCCACAAGGGCGATTTTGCCCTGTTAACGAAAGCGTAAAATGCAAGTTAAAATTATCAAGCTGAACAACAGTGATGACCCTGAGGAACAGACCTGCGTGTGCCAGACGGACGAATTCACCGTGAAACTTCGCGGGTTCGGGACAGCTTCTGGGACGTGGGAGGTGGTGGAAAGACCGCCAAAAGACTCCAACAACAGCGAATTCCGTCCAGCTGCCACGGTAGCCGACTTATTTGGTCCAATGCCAGAGGGCGGGTATCTGGGCGTCGAGACGCACGGAAAAGCTTTTGTGTGGATGGAAGAACTGACCTTCGTTCATACTCTCGATAACCTTCTGTGTAACGCCTAAAACCTCCAACGAAGGGGGGCGTGCTCCCCTTCCTTGTGGGTTTTCCACAAATCGGAATCTTAGGCCGCCGACTATCAGGGCCTTCTGGAGAATGAATCATGGCAGAAGCAGAGGCAAAGAGCAAAACAGAATACACCGCAGTGACGCTGGAAGACGGTCGCGCTGTGCAATTCCCCGGCAAACGCAAGGTGTTGAAAGAGACCCTGATCGACGCGAGCAAGATCGAACTGGACGAAGCCAGCGGAATCGTGCAAATCCAGGCGGGCGCCATCAGCATCCGCATGGACTTCGTGAATGGCGCAACGCGCAGCTACCCGCTGCCGCTGGGCCTCATCGCACGCTTTGCGGGGCATGGTGGTGAGCAGAAGTACGGTGATGAACTCGCGACGACTGCGGACAAGCCACTGAGCCCCGAAGACATGGTGATTGCAGTCGATGACCTCGACAGCGAGATCCAAAAGGGCAACTGGGGCAAAGGTCGTGCGGCAGGCGGCGGTGGGGTATCGGGCGCAAGCACGGTCATCCAGGCCATCATGGAAGCAACGGGGAAGGACTTGGCAACCGTCAAGGCGTACCTGGACAAGAAAATCGCCAGCACCGAAGGCTTGTCGCGGCAGGCACTCTACGCGAGTTTCCGCGTCGAAGGCACGAAAACAGGCGAGATCATCAAGCGGCTCGAGGCGGGCAAGGTGGCCAAGGCGGCGAAAGTGGACGCAGACGAGGCGCTGGGCGAAATCTGATCCGGTGGGGGCAGAAGCCCTCCAGCCCTGAGCATGGTTCCCTCTGCTTCCCTGGACGCTTCGGCGTCCTGTGGCGCTAGGAGAGGGGCGCAAGTCCATCAAATCTCTCCAGCCCAGGGGCGATTGAGCCTCTACCCTGGGCGGCAAGCGGGGCGGAGAGAAGGCTTTAGGGGCCGTCTCCGCCAGCGCGTTTGGCTCATCAGGAGACCCAACATGGACGATAAGACTCTCGCGCAAATTCAGCAAAACGCACGACGCTATGAGACGGTTAAGCGCATGAGTATGCGCGCTTTCGGCGAAGCGTATCACCGCAGTCTCGCGACAGGACAACCTCTTGACGCGATTCTAGACGACGTAGGCGAAGCCTTCGCCCAGCTTGACGCAAACGCACCGCCCAGTCGCGAAAATAATTGAATTACTGGGGAACCATTCGCGCGAGAATGGGTCAAACCAAATATGCACGGATTATCACGGGATAATCCACATCAACTAAACGAGGCTCAACTTATGTCTACCGTCGATAAGTCAATCGCAGACCGCATTGTCGCGGGGGAGTTCCCAGACGATCGCGCACTAAAGATCGTGAAGTACACGAACCTCTGGGGGGGTGACTCCTACGGCGTCGTATTTCACGGGGATGATCCGGAGAAATACCGCCCCCGCGAATTCGTCCAGAATCCCACAGTCTACTGGGAGGCCAAATGATGGAATCCCTGGACGAACTCTACGCCGCCGCAAGGCGAGCAATGCAGCTGGAGAAGGCGAAAGAGGCGAAGCAACCGAAGGTCAAGGCGCCCGTTGCACCGCCAGTGGAACCTCAAGCACTCTTCGCGAACCCCGAAAACTGGGTACGGACTCGCGGCGTTACGTTAGTGCACTCGCGCACCCAACGTCTCCTGGGGAATTTCTGGGAGTGGAAGCACAAAAGCGTCCCCGGCGCGAGGAAACTCGTTCGAAGCGATGCGGCAATTCCGACAGAGGGTCTTGAGGAAGTTGATTTCGGCCTTTCTGCAGATTTGGCGGCACCTTCGCAAGGAGGTCGGATGGAGACCGAGCAAAACGTCTCGCTCTTCGTCCAGCTCGACACCCCTAGCGTTTCTGCAACGGTGGAACTCTGCGTGAAGTACTGGAACGGCTGGACCGCCAGTGCGGTACTGCTGAAACCCGCAGTATTCGCCGAGGGGATGCAGCTGCTTGAGCTTCCTTCTGGCGTGGATATCCTCCCTGTGATGAGCAGGGAGAGCAAGAAAGCACTCCGGCCATGATATACTGTCCCATTTGCGGGCAGCCGACGCGGATAGTTGATACCCGCGGCAGGCGGAAACAGCCTCAACAAGTCTTCCGCCGTCGCGAGTGCCCGCAAGGCCATCGTATTTCTACCCGTGAACTTCCAATTGAAAAGAAACCTCAATGATTCAGCTCCTCCTCACCTCCCCGTTCTGGGAAGACCCAGCGACACTCTCCACCGATGGAGAGGACGAGGAGGCCGTACTCGCAATTTGCGTAACGGCCCTGCGCGAAGCTGGGTACGACATTCAGATCCGTGACGAATCCGGCGAACTCGTCCAGTACGAAGGAGACACTGATGCCTAGACCGATGAACCTAATTCCGACGAAGCAGTTGAATCTCGCGATTCCACTTCCCCTTTACACCAAGCTGGTGTTCAGCCTCACGAGTGAGCTGGAGGGGCGAGTCCCCCACGGAGAATTTTCCCGCTTCTTTTCTGAGTTACTGCGGAGTCACTTCGAAGACACGCGGCTCGATCTCGCACACTGGCTACCTGCTGGTATCCCCACAAACGCTTATATTGTGCGTGGAGATTTCATCAGTATTCAAACACTTAAAGAGAGGCTGAAATGACAAAACGGCGCATAACGCTGGAAGAAAAGCCAGCAAAAACTACCATTGCGTGGGCAGCCTCGCTGGGTCGCATGAAAGTTGGTGATACATTGCCGATTAAGAACATAGCACAAAGTCGCGTTGGCGGGGTTTTAGCCCGTTTTAATAAACCAGAACGCTGTTACGTCAGTAAGCGACAAAATAGCGACACTGTACTTGTAATAAAGGTTAAATAAAATGACCTCTCCCATTCCACTCGATCTTCAGCTCAAACTCACCGACTGGCGCCGGAAGGCCGCGGAGGGTACACTCACCCTGGACGAGATGAAGGACGCGGTGAAGCTTCTCCGCGCAGGACGGGTAGCTGCGGCAAATGCGAGCGACACGGCCAGGCGGAAGGTCGCTAAGGCAGTGATTCCCTCGGCGGATGAGCTGCTGGACGAGATTTAACGGCGACTCGGCAGGCGCCTTTTCCTGCCCAAATGGAGACTCAAGATGAAAGTTACTATCAGAGGCTGGATTGTTCGCTGGCAATCGAGCTGGGCGGATAAACCCAGTTGGAGCTTTTACGAAGGCGCGACGCGGCCGACAGACAGCGAAGATCGCATTGTCGTGTGCGAACACAGCTTTGAAATCGAAGTGCCCGACGGTGACATGATTGCAGAGCGGGTCGCAGGAATTCGCGAAGCGAAGCGACAAACCTACGTCAATTGCGAAGAACGTGTTGCAGAACTAATAGTGGCCGAGGAAAACCTTCTCGCGCTGGAGGCTCCCTGTGTCTGACGCGAGCGACTTCGAGTGCCTGATCACAGGCGTCATGCTGCACGAGATCGAGACGGATTTGCTGAAACCAGCAGACCTGTTTCGTATCCCGCACGGAGGAGGGTTTGTCGTGAACGCTGTCGGCGAAGGCGAGACAACGACGCCGATCAACGCAGGAACGAAAATCGCCAGTTACAGCACGCATTCCCGCTACTTCGCGCGCAGGAATGTCTACATTTTCTCTGCAGGCGGACTCACGTTCAACAAAGCAGCGGCCGATTACATGGAGAAGTTGTCATGACCCGCCCCGCATTTCCAACTGTCCTCGACAGCTCCCTCATCGCCACATTTCGCAGCTGCCCGCAGAAGGCCCAGCTCGAGTACTTTCAGCACTGGAAACCGCGTGATCCCAGCGTACATCTGCAAGCAGGCAAAGCTTTTGCGGCCGGACTGGAAGTCGCTCGCGTGGCGTATTACGTGGAGGGACAGAGTCCCGAGACGGCTCTCGCAGCGGGGAGTAGGGAATTAATCCGCAGCTACGGCGATTTTGAGTGTCCGCCCGATTCCGCGAAGAGTCTCGAGCGAACCCTGGGCGCGCTGGAGTACTACTTCTCCCGCTATCCTCTCGGAGAAGATCGGGCCATCCCGATGACACTTCCAGGCGGGAAACGCGGAATCGAGTTCTCTTTCCTCGAACCTATCGACATCGCGCACCCAGAGACAGGCGAACCACTTCTCTACTCCGGTCGCCTTGACATGATGGTGGATTACGAAAACATGCACCTGGGCGAGGACGACAAAACGACCTCCCAGCTCGGGGCAAGCTGGCCTCGACAGTGGGACTTGCGCAGCCAGTTCACCTCCTACGTCTGGGGCGCACAACGGGCAGGGATTAAGCTCGACGGCTTCCTCGTCCGGGGTGTGTCGATTCTGAAGACCAAGTACGACACGATGGAAGCCATCACCTATCGTCCCGCCTGGCAAATTGATCGTTGGTACGCCCAGCTCCTCCGGGACGTAACCCGCATGATCCAGGCGTGGGAGAGCGGCGCCTGGGACTACAACCTCGACCACGCCTGTGCGGAGTACGGTGGCTGCCCTTTCCGGGGCGTGTGCCAGATGCAGATGCCCGAACCACTTCTTCGCCAGCAATTCGAGCGTCGTCGATGGAACCCCGTTCTGCGAATCGAGGAACATTATGACCAAGTTTGAAACCGAACGCACTGCGACGATACTGTTGAATGATTGCACTTTTCTTGTCAGGTATAAACTGGCAGGCAAGTGCAGCTATACTCCCGGAAATTACGGAGGACCGCCGGAAGACTGCTATCCCGAAGAAAGCGATAGTGATATTACCGAAACAGAAATCCTTCACGTGATCGACGAAGAGACAGGAAAAGTGGGCGCAGACGCAGCACTCAAAACCGCCCTTAGCGCCGAGTTGCGCAAGCTCCCTCTCGAAGATTACCTGTTCGAGAGCTGGATGCAGCGAGGCGGAGATTCTCCCCATGCTCGCGACGACTCGTGATGGAACAGCCACTCTTACCCGCTTCCGTGCAGGCCAGGTGGTCGGAACTACCCGCGTATACTGTTGCGGTACTCCGCCAGACCGCAGTGCATTTTACCCTCACATCGCCAGCTTTTGCCCAGAGTGTGGAGAGGTCTGGCAGAGGGAGGTCTACACCTACGACTTCGACTACCGGCCAATTCCCCCTGGCAAGTGGCGCGTCGAAACCGAACGCTGCGCAAGCTGCGACGAACCTGCAATCAGGCGAGAATTCGCCGAACTGATGAAAGAATACGATGACCGACTCCGCAACACCTGACAAAATCCCCCTTATCGGCCCCAAGGTCACCCTCATGGGCCTCGGCGGCACGGGGAAGACATACGCCCTCGGCACCCTGGCCGACTGGTGCGAGAAGAACAAATTCGAACTCGCGATCCTCTTCACCGAGCAGGGACTAGAATCCTTCCTCGGGTACTTTCGGGATAAGAACCGAGAGCCTCCCGCGTGTGTGTACTGGCACCAGCAGACCACGCGGCCCATCTCGCTCAAGTCCCTCATGCTCACCGCCGAGAACGTGGGGAAGCTCAGCTACGAAGCCCTCGCGAAGTCGGTAGATTCAAACCGCTCCGGCGATAACAACGCCTTCTGGAAGATTCTCGGCTCCTGCTCCGACTTCAAGGACGACCGCACCGGACGCTCCCTCGGCAGCGTGGACTCCTTCCCGACAAACCGAGTCTTCGCAATGGACTCCCTCACCGAAACGGCGAACGCGGCGATGAAGATGCAGATTGGCGCACGTCCAATGGCCTCCCCGGGCGATTACGGAGTGGCGCAGAATAACCTGATGAACTTCCTCCGCCTGTGCACCCAGGGCATCGCCTGTCCCTTTGTCATGACTGCGCACGTAGACCGGGAAACTGACGCGGTGACCCAGTCGACGAAGATCATGATTAAGGCCATCGGCAAGGCGCTCGCGACGGAGATTCCCACCCTATTCTCCGAGATGATCTACACCACGCGTGAAGCGGACAAGTTTTTTTGGGACACTGCCGCGTATGGGGTGGACACCAAGACGCGAAGCCTCGGCATCCGCAGCAAGATCGAACCGAATTTCGCCAGCATCTTCGACGTGTGGAAAGTGAGGGCAGGGTTATGAAAGTTACACAGGCGCCTCGTGTTTTTCGTCCTATTACGATTGTCGTAGAAACCCAAGAGGAACACGAAGCTTTTTGCGCAGCTTTTTTGTGTCTTCGCGATTCGTTGAAAAGCCCGGTGCCCTTTAAGGAAGCCTTTATAATTCTTCGACCTCTTATTGAAGATTATTTTCCAGGAGCTTTACGATGAGCCGCCGCCAACACACCACGCTGATCCTCCAAGTCCGCATCCCCGTGCCAGTCGGCCACACCCAGGCGCAGACGCACAACGCAGTAAAGCGTATTCTCACCGAAAGCTCACTCGTTGTAAGTGAAGCTGGCCCTTTTATTTCCCCTCAAACCCAAGTCAAGCTTCTCGGACGCGAGACCACGTACCTGTAAAACGCCGTAGCTGGCGCGTTAAGTCCAGCCAAACTTTCCTTCCCTCAACTTTTAGGACAATCCCATGACAAGTTCTTTCGACCCAAATGTTTTCCTCGACGCGCAAGTGACCGAGGTCAACGAAAAACGTCCCCCGCTTCCAGCGGAAAATCCCGCAGCACCTGACGGCCTTTACACTGCTGTTATTGGCGAGATCACCACCAAGACCGGCGTCATCGAGAAAGGCGATCGTACAGGCCAGCCCTGGGTCTCAATGGTCATTCCTCTGCGCATCCAGGTGCCCAGCGAAGTACAAGCATTGGGCCTTTCGCCGGAGTTGACCATGACAGACCGCGCCTTCCTCGACCTCACTCCTCAAGGCAGCATTGATAACAGCAAGGGCAAGAACCGTGCCCAGCGGAACTATCGTGACGCGACCAACCTGAACCAGCCCGGTACTCCCTTCGCCTGGCGCATGTTGCAGGGCCGCATCGTGAAGGTGAAGCTCACCCACGAACTGTACGAAGGCGTGATTCAAGAGCGCGTCTCAGGCGTCTTCGCGAGCTAAGCTGTGCAGACCAAGAAACAGTCCTTGGTCGAAGTTTGCGTAGGGACTGCGCTTGGCTATACAGTCGCGCTCCTTACGCAGCTTGTAGTCTTTCCCCTTTTCGGTCTCGCGGTAGCTTTCACCCAGAACCTTCTCATCGGCGCAATCTTCACCGCAGTGTCTGTCCTTCGCGGTTATTGGGTTAGGCGCTTGTTTAACTGGATACACAGAAAATGAAAACAATTGATATCGGCAGAGTATCTGTCGCCCCTAATCGCCAGCGGAAAGCGTTCGACGAAGCGAAACTCCACGAATTCGGAGATGGCATTGCGAAGACGGGCCTGCTCCACCCCATTGTTCTACGTCAGAATGGCGGAGTCTTCACTCTCGTGGCCGGTGAACGCCGCCTCCGCGCTATCAACGACATGGTAGGCCTCGGCATAGCCTTCAAGCATGACGGGGAAATCGTCCAACTCGGGCAAATCCCCTACACCCTTATGGAAGACCTCGACGAACTCGCCTACGAAGAGGCCGAGCTTGAGGAAAATATCCAGCGAGTTGACCTCACTTGGCAGGAGCGAGCAGCCGCCCACGCACGACTCAGCGCTCTCCGTGCCCGACAGGCAGAAGCTCGAGGTGAAGCGCCCCCCTCCGTAGCGGACCTCGCGCGGGAACTCCGCCCAGAAGCGACCCAGCATCTCGGCGATGATGAGCTGGGGGCGTATCAAGCCGATCTCCGCAAAGAAATCATCGTCGCAAAGCATCTCAACAATCCCGAAGTTCGCGCAGCGAAGAACATCCGCGACGCCTTCAAGGTGCTGAAGAAGCAGGAAGCGGCAGAGAAACATCGGACGCTCAGCGCGAGTGTCGGAGCAACGTTTACCTCTAACGTGCATCAGCTCGTGAATAACGACAGCCTGGAATACGTGGGCGGGTACCTAGCGGACAGCTTTGACTGCATCCTTACCGACCCTCCCTACGGGATGGGAGCCGACGAGTTCGGGGACTCCGGCGGTCTCGCAGCAGGTGCTCACGGCTACGCCGATAATTGGGAATACGCAAGCAAGTGCTACAGCGTGCTCGCAGTAGAGGGCTATCGTATTACGAAGACGCAGGCCCACGCTTACGTCTTCTGCGACATTGACAATTTTTCCGAGCTGAAGAACATCTTCACTCTCGCAGGCTGGCAGGTCTTTCGTACTCCACTGATCTGGTACAAACGTCAGGGCTCGCGCGCACCCTGGCCAGAGTTCGGCCCCCAACGGAAGTACGAAACGATCCTTTACGCAATCAAAGGTAAGCGCCCTACTCTCCGCATGGTGGGAGATGTGCTGGACTTCCCCTCCGACGACAACCTGGGCCACGCAGCGCAGAAACCCGTCGCCCTGTACCAGGAACTCCTCTCCCGCACGTGTCTCCCCGGTGATAGCGTTCTCGATCCCTTCTGCGGAACTGGGCCGATCTTTCCCGCTGCACACGCTCTTCGCGTAAAAGCTACCGGAATCGAACGCGATCCTGCCAGTTACGGCATCGCAGTCGCCCGCCTCCAGTCCCTCGCAACGAAAGCCTAACATGCCCTCAGTCCGCGGCGAAGGCCCAATTCCTTCCCGAATCATGCTCATTGGGGAGATGCCTACCGACCAGGAAGAACGGGCCGGCGTGCCCTTTCAGGGCGCGGCGGGCATGGAGCTGAATCGAATGCTGCACGAAGCGGGGATTCTCCGCAGCGAGTGTTATACCACGAACGTGCTGAAGGTGCGGCCTCCAGGGAGTCAGCTCTCCGCATTCATGGCGATGACGAAGAAGGATGTCACAGCTGAGCATTCCCTCCTGGGTGATCGTTACTGCACGAAGGAAGTTCACGCAGGTTACGCAGAGATGCTGGCCGAGATTGAGATGGTTCAGCCGAACATCATCATCGCCTTTGGCAACCTCGCATTATGGGCACTCACCGGCCAGTGGAATATCGCCAAATGGCGCGGAAGTCAGATGCTTTTCCAGAATCGCGTGAAGGTCATCCCTACGCTACATCCCAGCACAGTCTTCCGCGAGTGGCCGAATCGGGCTATTATCCTGAACGACTTACGTCGAGTAAAGCGCCACATGACTACGCGAGAGTGGGAGAACAAACCTACTTGGCGCTTTCTCGTTCGCCCTAGTCTCGACACGGTGCTGCGCGTGTTTCGAGAGCTGACGGCGCGCACAGATGAAGTCTGGTTAGACTTCGACATCGAGACCCGCTATGGGCACATTGACTGCATTGGGTTTTCCTGGACGCGCAGTGACGCCCTCTGCATTCCCTTTATTGCCGCGGGGAAGCCGCAGGGATACTGGTCAGAGAACGATGAGGCGCTCATAGTCTTCGAGATGTACAAACTCCTCCGCCGTCCAAACGTAAAGGTGCGCTGGCAGAACGGCCTCTACGACGCGCAGTACGTCTATCGCCACTGGCACTTCATCCCGAATGGCGCGCAGGACACGATGATCAGTCAGCACTCAGTCTTCGCCGCGTTGCAGAAGAGTCTCGGCTTCCTCGCCTCGATGTACGCGGACTGGTATTACTACTGGAAAGACGAGGGCAAGCTCGCATCGAACGCTTCGGAGGACCAGCGGTGGCGCTATAATCTACAAGACTGCGTATACACCCGCGAGGTGGGCGAGGTGCTCCAGCAAATCGTAACCTCGATGGGGCTCTCCGCAGTAGAGGCGCAACAGCAAGCACTATTCTGGCCGGTGCTTCGAGCTATGCTGAAGGGCGTTCGCGTCTCCCCTGAGCGCAGGTCGAAGATGGCCGTGGACATTCAGGAAGAACTCTCCGCTCGCGAAGCCTTCCTGTTCTCCATCCTCGGTCACTCGATCAACCCTGGCTCGCCCAAGCAAATGCAGGCGCTCTTC